CGACCCCCCCACCCCACGCGTTGGGGCAGGCCCTGGAATCATTGCCGCGCCTTGCTGGGCGGGCGTGGTGTTCCAGGCGCCGGCCATCGTCGCTCCTCAGTAAGTGCACCGGCCGCACGGCTCCGAGCCGCGCCGCGATGCCAGGGCCCGACGGGCGGCGAGCGCCTCGGGGCGGTTGTAGATTTCCAGCAGGCTGCGCTCCCGCGTGTCACCTATCGTGAAGTCCCCGGCGCCGTCCATGCAGCAGAGAGCGGCGCGGCCATCGGCCATGATTGACAGCTCGAACCACCGCTCACATGCCGCGCCGTTCACCGTGTACCATTCCCGGTTCCCGTTTGACCTGTATCGGTTGGAACGCCGGCCACTGCTGCCACACGTAGGCCGTGAACGCCGGATCTCGCCCGACCCGCAGGACGTGAACCGGGTGCCGGAAGTCCGAGTCGTGCAGCATGTCCAGGTTGCGCTTGGTGCGCTCCCACTTGAGGCCCATCGTCGCCTCGTACTCATCGGGCCGGTGACTGTTCAGGCTCACGTACAGCGTCAGGTTCTCGGCCCGGTGCAGCATCTCGGCCTGCCGGTGCGTGAGCGCGGAGCCGTTCGTGAAGATGCGGATCTCGGCCTGCGGGATGTGCCGGTTGACGTAGCCTAGGATGGCATCCAGGCGTGGCTCCAGCAACGGATCGGATACCTTGAACGGAGACAGCAGGAACGGCTTCCAGCCGCGCATCTGGTCGAGCAGCCCGTAGAGCAGCTCGTCTGTCATCTTCGTGCCCTTGCGCTCCAGGCGCGGGTACGGACAGAAAACGCAGGCGGCGTTGCATACCGTCTGCGTTTCGATGCTCACCTCGTGCGGCTGCTCGAGATACTCCGCGCGGAGCAACTCGAAGTGGGCCGCTCCGTCGATTGCAGTCACGGCGGGGCCCCATCCTGGTGCTTGATGGCGCGCAAGACGAACACCAAGCGCTGGTTGATCTCCTCGCAGCCCAGCAACTCGAAGTCGGCGGTATAGCCGGCCTGGGTGCGGTAGTCGGTCATGACCGTCTTGCCGATATCGGACTCGTAGGCCGATTGCTGCAGGAACGTGAGCGATCCCGGCGTGATGACTCGCGTATGCCCCGGATCGCCCCAGGCCCACTCGGAGTCCCACATTGGCACCGTCGCGTACAGGACGCCGCCCGGCTTGAGCACGCGCCAGAAGTCCTGGAACTGGCTCAGGAAGAATCGCCAGTCGCCCTGCCGTCCGACGTGCTCCAGCACCTCGTAGGCGTGCAACTCCTCAAACGTGCTGTTGGGGAACGGCAGCGGCAGATCATCCAGGTTCCACAGCACGTCGGGCTGGCAAGCCGGGTCCATGTCCCGCGTTACCAGGTCGAGCCATTCGGTCGGGGCGCCGTCCTTGGCCGCCAAGCGCTTCTTGCGGTCGTTGCCGCAGCCGAGCAGCAGCTCGCGGCCGGTCTTGACGCTGGGCCGGAAGTCCACGGTCTGAGCGCCGCGCAGCATGGCCTCTGGAATGATCTCGTTCATGCGGCCTCCGCGGTGCTGGTTGCGGCATCGGCCACCTCGATGCCCGCCATGTGCGCCGCATCGGCCTGCGCCTTCTTCATCGTCTCGGCGTACTCCTCTGTCTGCCGCGCGATGAACTTGTGCCAGTTGCAGGGCCGGCCACCGTGCTTGAAGTCGAAGTCCGGCCATACCCAGATGAAGTGCTCGGGGAACCGGCGGCGGAACGAGTCGCACCAGAAGAAGTCCTCGCCCATAAACAGCATGCGGGCGTCGAACTTCGCGGGGTCGGCCCATGCGGGGCACTTCGCTTTCGGATCCTTGACCCTCATCGGCACGTCGTCGGTCGCGAACAGCCGCGGCGCCCAGCCCCACTGCGGGATCTCGTACACCTCGGCCTCGCGCGCCATTGTCTCAATGATCTCGCGGCGGATGCACAGGAATCCGGTCGCAGCGCGGTCGCACTTCACGAACCCGCCGTGCTCGATGGTGATCCCCGGATTCTCCGGCGTCTCCCAGTAGCGGATCGGGTAGCTCTCCACGTCCTCTCGCTTGCGGTAGGCGCCGGCCAGCACGGGCTTGTCCGGGGTGCATGCGAGGATGGTGCCGACGAACGCGCGGGCTTCCCACTTCAGGTCGGAGTCAATGAAAAATAAGTGGGTGCAGTCGGACTCCAGGAACAGCGTCACGAACTGATTCCGGCTCATCTCGATGAAGGCGCCGTTGCCCATGACGCCAGCGTGTACGCCGATGCCCATGTGCGAGGCCGCAAGGCACGATTCCGCGATGCTCACCGCGTAGTCGGTATCTACCCGCCCGTTGTATGCCGGGGTCGCCACGAATGCCTTCAGATGCACCTGCGGTTCGTTCCTGCGCTTGCCAAGCCGCCTCTCGCCTTCCATCGGTCCTCCTGTCGTTGATGTGAAAAGGGGCGCGACCCGTTGCCGCGCCGCGCCCCTCATGTCCCCGCTTCCGGGGTTACTGGCTGCCGGTGTGCCAGTTGCGCACCGCCAGCTCTGGGTACAGCTCCGCGAAGCCCCACAGGATGTCGATCCGGCAGGGCAGCGTGTCGCTGGCGATGGCGTACTGCTTGGCGATTCGCATGCTGATCCCGTCCATCGTCTGCCGCGCGCCCCAGGCGCCGAACTCGCTCACGTCCACCAGGTCGGCGGTCGCGAAGCAGAATGCGTCCTTGTGATAGGCCAGGTTCTGCGGGTAGGCGGTGGACACGTTGCCGATCAGCGTCACCGTGTTGTTGTCCAGGTTGCTCGGCCCGGACAGCACAACGTTTTGATAGGCGTTGCCGCTGCCGAACATGATCCCCGGCTTGACGGTCACGGTGTAGCTGGTGGCCGCGGTCGTCAGGGTCACGTCCGACTGCACGACGAACCGCTGCAGGAATCCCTGGTTCGTCTTCGTCTCGGGATGCACCGCGTATACGCCGCTGACCGTGATGATGTCGCCGGCCTTGAGCGTCGTCGCCGAGGTCGCGCCGTCGATGTAGACCGCCGACTGGCTCACCCAGGAATTCGCCGTGGTCGATACGCCGATGGCCGTGGTGCCGGTGCTGGTGAGCGGCGAGCCCGCGAGGCTGCCGGTCGTGTGGATCGGCAGGAAGGTGGACTCGTACACGTCGAAGCCGGAGGTGCGGCCCATCATGCCTTCGCGGTACTGCTTCTTGATGCCCTCGGAGTCGTGGAACAGGCCCTTCACGGCGTCGCCGAAATTGACCACGGAAGCCGGATCGAGCAGCGCCGTGCGCTCGCCGTAGGGGGCGAGGCTGCGGGTTAGCGTAGCGCCCATGTCGGCGAACTGGGCATAGGTGATCTGCCCGCTTGTGGTCGTCGTGCCGTTGTAGTTGAACGTCCGTTGGTAGGCGATGTTCAGGCAGGAGTTCTCCAGGTACGCCGCGAGCTGCGACATGGCCGGGTTGATGATGCGCTGGCTGAAATCGTCCAGGCTCATCGTGAGTTCGGCGGTCGTGAAGCTCACATCCACGCCGATCTGCGACTGGACGGTGAGCGGCGTGCTGCGCTCGACGTGATCCTGGGCCGTCAGCGTGGCACCGGTCCGTACCGTGTACTTCGACGGCATGCGGACGTTGAGCGTGTTGCCGATCTTCGCGCCGGTGCGGGCGTACTGGGCGTCATACTGCCGGTTAATCGAGCCGATGAAACCCAGCTTCCCGTGGAGCACCCGCAGCGCCTCGCGGGTGATCTGGGTCGGGGTCAGGATGCTGTTTGCCATGATGCGGTCCTTTCCGTGTTACTTGGCCATGCCCAGTTGCCGATTGCGCCGACGGGTCCACTCCTCGACGGAGAGATCATCGCGCAGCGCGTTCGGGTCAGCCGCCGCGCCGCCCTTCACAGGGTCGATGGGCGCAGGGGCCTTGGACACGGCCGGTTTCGGGGGGGCAGCCTGAAGCTTGTCTTCAAGCTTGCCGATCGCTTTTACCTGCGCGAGAGGGGAGAGGGCTGCGATCCGGGAGTGCTCGTCCGGGTGCGTGGCAAGGTGATAGGCGATCCGCGGGCCGACATCGGACTCGATGATGGCCTGCTTCATCGCCGTGGGCAGCGGGAGCCGGGAGGACGCGACCACCGCATCGTAATCCTCGATCTCGCCGCGCACCTTTTCCTGCGCCTGGTCCCAGCGCTGCGCGAGTTCCGACTGTGCGGCGCTGGCCCGTTGTGCCTGAAACTCCGCCTGCTGCTTCGCCAGAAACTCCTGCGCCGACCGTTGCGCCCGGTGATCTGCGCGGGCCTCGAGATATGCCTCGTACTCCTCGAAGTCCTCGCGTCTCGGTTCCTGCGCCTGGGCCGGCTGCGCCTGCCGCGGCTGGTTCTGGGGCTGCGTGAGCCGCGATTCCAGTTCCTGCAGCCGCATTTCCAGCGCCTGGCGCTGCGCTCGCTCCTCTGCCTTCTGTCGCGTAAGGCGCTCGATGGTCTTGACGTATCCTTTCGGGAGTCCGCCGTATTCATCATCGTCCGCCTTGCTTTTCGGAGTGGCCTGCTGCTCCGACTGCTGCTCATCGGCCTGCCCGCCCTGATCCTGCGCCGGGGGCGTACCGGGTGCCTCGCCCGCCGGCGCGGGGGCCGGGGCAATGGCGGAAAGCGTCGCGTCCTGTTCGCTCACTGACTGATCCCAGGTGTCCGGCGAAAACGCCGTGGGGGGATTGTCAGCGGTCCGGCGCGCCGCGTGGGGCGGTTGTCAAGGGCGCACCCCCCTTGCGCCCTGCCCTTGCGCCCTATGGGAGAAAAAACGCCCGCCGGGCGAACCGGGCGGGCGAAGGACGGCCCCAGAGGTAATTCTGGCGTCAGGACATGAGCAGCACCATCGCGGCGCGGTTCCAGCGGCTGATC